TTATTTCAGAATTAAAAATACGAGGATACAAAGTAGCGGTAGCAAGCAATAGCATTAGAGATACAGTAAGAACGGCTCTTAATGCTATCGGAGTTTTACATATGGTCGATTATGTTGTTAGCAATGAAGATGTAAAATATCCTAAGCCTTTTCCAGAAATGTATTGGAAATGCATGGTGGCACTTGATGCATATCCCAGAGATACAATTATAGTTGAGGATTCGCATGTTGGAAGAGAGGCAGCGAAGTCATCTGGTGCTACACTATATCCAGTAAAAGATTCTCACGATCTTAAATATGAAAGGTTTATGGCTATGATAGATGAGGTAGACGGTCACATGACCATACCATGGATTAATAAAGAAATGAATGTCCTTATTCCAATGGCTGGTGCAGGCTCAAGATTCGCACAGGCAGGGTACACATTCCCCAAGCCCTTGATTGAGGCTCATGGTAAGCCAATGATTCAGGTTGTTGTAGAAAATCTTAACATAGATGCACATTATATTTTCTTGGTGCAGAAAGAACACTATGAGAAATACAATCTAAAACAGGTTCTTAATCTTATAGCCCCAGGTTGCGATATCATTCAGGTTGAGGGTGTAACAGAAGGTGCAGCATGTACAACACTTCTTGCAAAAGAACTTATTAATGATGACAAACCTCTCATGATTGCTAACTCTGATCAGGTTATGGAATGGGATGCTAATGAGGCTATGTATGCTTTTACAGCATCGGAAGTTGACGGTGGAATAATGACATTTAAGTCTACTCATCCTAAGTGGTCTTATGCAAAGCTAGGAGATGATGGATTTGTTATTGAGGTGGCAGAAAAGAATCCTATTTCAGATATTGCTACCGTTGGAGTTTACTATTGGAAGCACGGATCTGACTATGTAAAGTACGCAGAGCAAATGATTGACAAGAATATTAGAACTAATAACGAGTTTTATGTATGCCCCGTTTTCAATGAAGCGGTGCTTGATAATAAAAGAATAAGGATTAAAAACATTGATAAAATGTGGGGCATGGGAACGCCCGAAGATTTAAATTACTACCTGGAGAATTATAAATGAGAACGGTTATAGAAGTAGGAGCAAATTGGGGCACAGATACAGAAAGACTTGCAACCAAAAACACAACGGTTTATGCATTTGAGCCTACACCACAACTGGTTGATCACCTAAAAGATAAGTTTAAAAATAATACTAATGTACATATTGTTGATGCCGCAGTTGATGAAGAAGAGGGCGAAGCTAAGTTTAATATAGCAGGCACAAGAGATTGGGGATGCTCATCTTTATATGATTTTACAGATGATATTCATGAAAAATGGTTAGATAGGCCAGACTTTCATGTTACTGAAACCTGTATTGTAAACAAGGTTAGATTAGATAATTTTATTATTGATAATGAAATTGATTCTATAGATTATATATGGATAGATGCACAAGGCAACGACTTTAGAGTTCTCAAAAGTCTTGGAGATAAAATAGATATTGTCCAAGAAGGAAAGTGCGAGGGATCTTATACGGTTGATCTCTATCAAAATACAAGCAACAATGTTAATGACATATGTGATTGGCTTTGTGAACGTGGTTTTACCTGCAAAATAGTTCCAGACAATGTTGGCAAGGAAGCAGATGTTCATTTTAAGAGGCATAAATGATTCTTATTGCACATCGCGGAAATATTGATGGACCAAATTTAGATTTAGAAAACTCTCCAGAGTATGTCGATGCTGCAATAGAATCAGGATTTGATGTTGAAGTAGATCTTTGGGTACAAAAAAATAAATTACATTTTGGGCATGATAGCCCTGATTATTTGATTACTAAAGACTATTTGCTAGATAGAGAAAATTATTTGTGGGTTCATTGTAAAAATGGAAAAGCTCTTGAGACTTGCCTACATCTTGAAATGCATTGCTTTTTTCATGTGTCAGACGAATACACACTAACCAGTTCTGGGTATGTCTGGGGGTATCCAGGATCTGATATAGTGGGTCAAGACTTTATAAGTGTAATGCCAGAGTGGGATAATGTTACTAGCTTTTCAGGCGTTGCAGGTATATGTTCAGATTATGTGAGGAATTATGTTTAAAGAAGTTGATTACAGCAAGCACTTTGTTATTGGAACACCGCTGGTTGGCTGGAAGTGTGATCGTAATGAAGATATGACATGGTTGCAAAATAGAATTGACATTATGAATAGGTTTAATAATGCTACCTTTTTTGCAGCATTAGAATTAGATCATCGTGGTCTAGATCCTTTTGCCAAGGTTATTGATGCACTAAACGAGGTACACGGAAAGTATTGGACCTACACAATAAATGATTACGAACAAGAGGTTACATCATCAAATAGATGGATAAGAATTGAAACTGGTCGTAATCTAGTTAGAGAGTTTGCACAAAGAAGAAGAGCAATGTCGGGGCATCATTGGGGAGAGCAGACTTCACAAGATGAAGTTGTAAATTATGATGCTGTATTATACGTTGATTCCGATACTACATTAACTGCAGATATTATAGAAAAGATGTTTGAAATTGATAGACCACTTGTTGGTGTAGATGTTCCTGCTTATGGATTACAAGGCAAAGAAATATCTAATAATCCTAAGATACAAGAACATTGGACAACTGCTGGTATGTTGTTGGTTAATTCTCCAGCCTATTATGATCTGCCCTGGTATCATAATGCATACTTAAATCTTAGTGATGATCCAACCTTCCAATCATTGGCAGAAAGATTGCCAGAACGTGATGCTGAAGGTAATCTATTTAATACCTATGGAATGACCTGGGTAAGAAAAGATATAAAGTCAGATCACAAGGGACAGTTGGTAGGGGTAGAGAAAAGAAAAATACCTAATAGAATTATTTAGTTCTCTTGCCATTCTTTTTAATGCCAAGTAGCCTTTGTACTTCCTTAACATCTTTAAAGGTAGTATTTCTTTTAGCACCACGATCCCATGACTGAGAAAGCTCTGTGTGCATACCGTCTGGCTTTCTCCACCATTCACCATTTGCAAAAATTCTGTGACCATCTTTTGTCTTATAACGATCAAGGATTTTGTTTAGAATTTTCTTTTCTCTTTGATTCATATGTGGCTTGCCGTCTGGTTTAAGAACGTCGTACCTAAGATCTACTGCTGTTCCAGACGCATGATTAGAATACTTGTTTACAAAGCGAGACTTCCTAAAGGTCCAACCGTCTACTGGACCCTCGTTTAATTTAAGTCTTTCTGGCATTTCAGCATTCCAATCTGCGAGAAAGGCAGCAAAAACAGGGGCAGCTCCCCGTCGCAACCTAACTGTTCTTTTTGTTCCTGGAATTTTTATTGCTCTTAGTCTTGGGTCTGCCCACTTTTTAATAACGGGCCAGCCATTTAGTGATTTTGCCATACGAATATTATACACCACAACTCTTTGTGATGACTATCACGACACATTTGTTCGACAACAATACAAAGTCCTGATATAATTGAGATATCCCAACAATCCCAAAAGGAGGAATTTACATGAAAACACTCATGCGTAAGATTGAGAATCTTTTCACAAACGCCACAAGCGAAGAAGAAAAGGCTATCCGTGCAATGAACCGCGAATGGACAAAGCAGAGAGAGGCCGCAGCAAGATTTGGCCCTCACCATGTCCAGGAGATTGATGCAATCTTTTCTCGCAATGGACTCTAGTCCTTGACAGCTATCCACGCTTCCTGTATTATTGGGGCGTGGATAAGTCATATCTAAGGAGAATAAATGCTTGATTGCAGGGGTATTCCAACCAGGGAATGTATAAATTGTGGCTCTAGCCTTTTTACTGTGCAAGTACAGTTTGATGAGGCATACGAAATTACCTCTTATCTACTTGACTGTGAGTGCGCTTACTGTCATACTAAGCTAACTGCTCCAACACCGTTGGACCTTATAGAAATGGATTAATATGCAAACATTTGTGCCCTGGCCCGACCTTGCAGAGTCTGCAACTATTCTAGATACTAAAAGACTTAACAAACAATTGCTAGAGGGCCGTCAAGTTTATTCTATTATCAGCAGCAACAGAACCACTGGTGGTTGGGTCAATCATCCAGCAGTAAAGATGTGGCGCAATCATGACAATGCACTTTATGAGTACCTTGTTGCAGTCAAGAATGCTTGTGATGAGCGTGGTATCTCAACTGAGAAAAACTGGAATGCCATCTCTGAAATGCATGATTGGAATTGGGATCGTGGGAGCAACGTCATAATGCCTCCATGGTGGGGTGATGAAAGAGTTCACGAATCACATCGCAACAACCTGTATGTCAAAGATCCAGAGTTTTATGCAGAGTTTCGTAATGCCAATCGCATTACCTGTTGTAAAGACTGCA